CGAAAAACTACTTTGGCATACAGGCGAAAATATGTTGGCCGAACACGTACAACGCGCCGTCGCAGTACGCAGTCAAAACAGCATCGCACTATCTAGCCAACGATCACCCGGCCCGATCGAGTTAGCACGCTGTTTAGTTTGGTGCGCCGCACTTGCAAGCCGACCTACAGCAACAGGTAAACCTATGATCGTTGTGGCTAGTGGCTAGTATGCAAAACGGGTGGCCGTCGTTTACCTATGCTTTCTCGGTTACGTTTGCGGCGGTCACCTATACACAACGGGCAAATGGTTTGGTGGCATACTTAGCGCATGGGCATATTTAACCGCACCGTAAGCAAAGCAGCAATCTCACCGCAGCCAACTAAAGCGGCGGCGGCTGGTAGCGGATACGTTGGACAAAACTCGGGCGCAAACTCAATTGGTCAGTACTACAACTATGTTGAAGGCACAGCACGCAACCGTGCTATGAGTGTGCCAACAATTAGTCGAGCGCGCGATCTTATGGCCAGCGTCATTGGTTGCATGAATTTAAAAATGTATACCGAAATGTGGAACGGTCAAGAAATGGAAAAAATGCCGTTAGCGCCACGCACTTGGTTGCGACGCATAGACCCAAGCGTGCCTAATTCGTTTTTGCTTGCATGGTTATTTGACGATCTTTTTTTCTTTGGCAGAAGCTTCCTCTACAAAACCGCTTTTACGGCCGACGGCTATCCAACTTCGTTTACTCGACTACCTGCAGCAATGATACAAACGCTTGATCAGTCAGGCCCAGTTTGGTTTGCACCATCAAAACAAATTGTGTTTAACGGCGCTGAACTTGACCCAGCAAACGTCGTGCAATTTTTGTCGCCAATTCAGGGCATTACTTATATGTCAGAAACTGCAATTGCTACAGCGCTAAAACTCGAAGCGGCACGCTACCGCAACTCGTCGTCGGCAATTCCCGCAGGAATATTGCGTCAGACAGGTGGCGAGCCTTTGAGCGCTCAAGAGTTAGCCGATCTTGCAGCGGCGTTTAATGCGGCGCGTGAAACTAATCAGACTGCCGCGCTAAACGAGTTTGTGTCGTACACCGAGACTGCTACTAGCCCTGACAAAATGTTGCTAATTGAAAGCGCCGAATTTCAAGCAATGGAAATGGCACGTCTTTGCAATATTCCGCCGTACCTTGCAGGCGTGTCGGTCGGTTCATATTCATACCAGTCGAGTGCCGAAGCACGCATGGATTTGTGGACATTTGGGGTACGTGCTTACGCCGATTGCATCGCTGGCACACTAAGCCAAAACAACGTGCTACCAAACGGCACATACGTTGAGTTTGACGTTGAGCAATATTTGTCGGGCGAATACTCAATGAGCGATTACCGCGAGAACAATTCCGAAACACCGATACCAAATGGAGTACTATAAATTTTATGATCAGATTTACCCCCAATCAAAAGATCACGGTTGATGCAGCGGCGGCAGAGGGCTTGCCGTCGCGCTCAATCTCAGGCGTGGCAGTTACATACGACGAAACAGCGATTGTCAATGACGGTACTAAGGTACGGTTTTTGCAAGGGTCGTTGCCAGTCACGGGGCGAGACCCAAAATTATTTATGCAACATGACAGCAATCAGATTGTCGGCAAAGTAGTTGAGCGCGTGGACACGCCGCAGGGCATGATGTTTACGGCCAAGATTAGCGCTACTCGACTAGGCGATGAAGCTTTGACGCTGGCTAATGACGGCGTTATTGACGCTGTATCGGTAGGCGTAACCCCAACAAAATTTAGTTACGACGAGGAAGGCGTGATGATTGTTGAGGCGGCTACGTGGCAAGAATTGTCAATGGTCAGCGAAGGCGCGTTTAACGGTGCAGTCATTACCGAGGTTGCAGCCAGCGCCCCCGACGAGGTAGCCGAAGGTATCCCCGAAACCGAATTGACAAGTGCTATACAATCAGAACAACAAGAACAAAAGGACACAACCCCCATGAGCGAAACACCAGTTACACCAGTAGTTGAAGCAGCGACCGCAACAGTTGAAAAACTTTGGGCGCAACCAAAACAAGAATTTAAGATGCCAACACCAGGCGAATACATGGCCGCTATGCACATTGGTGGCGACACATTCCGCAAAGTCAACGAGGCATACAAATTTGCTGCTGCAAAAAGTCAGTCAGCATTGCAATTTGCATTAGCACAAGATTTGACAACTGATACACCAGGTTTGTTGCCACAACCAGTTTTGGGCAACGTGTTTTTGAACTACAACTTTGTGCGACCAGTCGTGTCAGCAATTGGTACTCGAGCAATGCCAAATGGACAAGGTAAATCGTTTACTCGCCCGATCATTACTCAGCACACCGCAGCAGGCGTACAAACTGAAGGCTCAGAAGTAACAAATCAAAAAATGACGCTTAGCGCAAATACGGTTACACGTAGCACCGTGGCTGGTGGCGTATTTATATCCCAACAAGACATTGATTTCACAGACCCAGCAGCGCTTAACGCGATCTTGACAGATTTGCAAGGTCAGTACCTTAAAGAGACTGACAACATTGCGGCTGATGCTTGCAATACTGCAAAACAAACGTCAGGTTTTACTTGGACAGTTACAGCAGGCAACCCAACATCGTTAATGGACGCGCTATATGGTTGCGCGTTTAACATCAGCAATTCAACCAACTTGTTTGCAACTCACTTGCTGGTAAGCGTTGACGTGTGGCAAAAACTTGGCGGTCAGCTTGACAATGACAAGCGCCCACTATTCCCAGCAATCGGCGCACCAGGTCTTATCGGTCAAAACACATTGGGCGCAGGTTCGGCCGCATCATGGTCAGGCATGAACCCAATGGGACTTGAGATCGTTGTTGACGGCAACTTTGCGTCAGGCACAATGCTTGTCGTACACGCTCCAGCAATTGAATTCTACGAACAGCAACGCGGCATTATGACAGTAGATGACCCAGCACTTTTGGGTCGCAACTACTCGTACTACGGTTACTTTGCAACATTCTTTCAAGATGCAACAGACGCAACCGCAGGCTCACGCTTCGTACAGTCGATCACAGTCGCCTAGTCGTAAGCGGCAAAACCGCTCATGGCAACATACTCAACAGCGTCAAAACAACTAACAGATAACTACGCCTGCATATCTACGCTCGAGCCAACCGACATACAGGTTGGTGACACCGTAGTTGTAGGCGCGTTAGGCGCACCGTTTAACGGCACGTTTACCGTGTTGGCTTGCCCGCAATATCGTTACGTTGGCGTTGACGGTACAACAGGCGAATTTAATTATGACGTGACGGTTGCAGTACCTAATCAAGTTTTGTACGCCTGCACAGGTGACGACGTTGATTTTGTAGTTTCGTTTACTGGAACTGTAACTTTTACGCCCACCTGTAGTTGGGTCAGCGTTGCAAATTTGGTTACATATTTGGGCGTATCAATAATTAACCCGTCTGACGATTACACGCTGGCAACGCAAGCCGTATCGGCTTCGAACCAATTTTGTAGTCGCCGACGAGCTGAGGCAGGATACAACGACTCATTAAGCACGTCGCCTAGCGGTGACGTAACGCTTGGCACGATCATGTATGCGGCGGCGCTGTGGCGTAGTCGAGGCAGTCTAGAAAACGTGTTTGCGTCGTTTGACAACATGGGTACAGCATCGCAACAATCAATGACACCGATCGTTAAACAGTTGTTAGGTATTGACCGACCTGCGGTGGCATAGTGCCTGCACCGTACACAGACCTGTTTAACGAGGCGCTAGACGATCTCAGCGCCACGCTGACAGCCGTAACAGGCTTACGGGTAGTAAACGACCCAACAAAACTTGTGCCTAACTGTGTGTTTATTACAGCGCCAAGTTTTACGACAATCGCAGGCAACGGCAACATAGTACGCATGGACTACCCAATCAAAATTGTTGGCAGCGGCCCAGCAGGGCTACCCGTGTTACGTGAAATATTGCAGATCACCGCGCTAGTGCTTGGCTCAAGCGTTATTGCAATGTCGGGCAGACCCAGCACACTTGACATAGGCGGGCAAGAATATCCGTGTTATGACGTGACAGTTGGCTTGCAAGCGCAGTCGTCGTGAGCATACACACGCATATCGTTGCGGTATGGTAAAACTATAACTAACACATCAAGGAGTAAATATGCCAACTAGCACTTATCTTTCAAACCCAGTCGTGCTCATCGGCGCGACCAGCGCATCGACGACAGACATCACCGACCAAGTATCGGCAGTAACCGTTAATTACGTTGTTGAAGCACTTGAAGACACCGCGTTTGGCTCGACTGCACGCACTAACACCGCTGGCCTGCAATCAAACAGCGTAACGTTAACTCTTTATGCGTCGTTTGCATCGTCAGAAAGTTACGCAACTCTTGCGCCACTTGTCGGCACAAAGTGCTACATCAAAGTAACACCAGCATCAGGTGCAAACACCGCAACTAACCCTGGCTTTGAATTAACAAACACTTACCTAAGCGCGTTGCCAGTAATGAACGCAAACTTAGGCGAGTTGGCTACCTACGACATTGAACTTATGGGTGGCGCATACACAGTTGACGTAACGTGATCTAACGCGCCATAACTGGCCGAGAACAGGACAAGGCAATGCGATTAAAACTTAAAGTAGATCTACAAGACGGCGTACAGCCAGTCGAGTTAACAACAAATATGTTTGTTATCTGCGAATGGGAAAAAACCGAGGGTCGCAAAATTAGTGACGGCAAAGGTATCGGCTACACCGATCTAGTTTGCTGGGCATACAACTTGCTGAAACTTAGCGGCCAAAAAATGCCTGCAACATATCGTGATTGGGTAAAAGAAAACCCAAACATGACCATTGAGGCAATAGACGAGACAGACCCAAACCTTACGGCGTAGGCAGTTACCGACGGCAACTAGCAGAACTGTTAGTCGCAACAGGGTATTGGCCTACGACAATCGAGTTTGACACGCGCGACCTGATAACGGTGATTACGCTATTGAATAAGCAAAAGAGGTAGCGCAATGCCAGCATCAACAACTATTGAGATCGTCGGGGTAAAGCAGACGATTAACTCTTTGCGTAAAATTGACCCGCAACTGCAAAAAGATTTTAAGGCAGACGCAACGCAGATTGCAGAGCCAGCGCTTAAAGCAGCCAAAGCGGTTTATACACAAGTGCCATTGTCGGGCATGAAATACAAATGGCAAGAACAGGGTCGCACACGCGCAAACTTTCCGTTTACAGTTGCCAAAGCAGTTAGCGGCGTAAAGGTAC